CAGCGAATTGACAATGACTGTGAGCGGATGTCCTGAGGAGTTACTACCATAGAGCATTGCAACGTCTCCATTGAAGTTCACGTAGGGATAGCATATGTCCGTGGCAAGTCCTCTCTGAATGAGAAAGTCCTCCTCCGAAAAGTTCCCAGAAGCTCTGTTGAGTTCCATGAGAATCCAAAAGGCGTAATACACCATAACGCACGACATCTGCTTATCAAAAGCTTTGAAATCGCCAAAGATCATTCGGTCACAGACTGTGGCATTCCTAGTGAGATGATGAAAGAGGTTCTCCCACTGCTCACCATAGCAGTTGAGTCCAGCCATACACTCAGTGTGCAAGTTGTTGCGCATGATCGCCTCAGAAACCTTGATGAACTGCTCTCTCATCACAATGGAAGCATCAACGGCACACCCGGTGAAGAGACGGGTCTTACACGTCTCGATCTTCTGAGCCGAGACAGGTTCGTCCTTCAGGTGCCCAGACATCATGAAGCACGACCTCGAACCATCGAGATAACATTGCTTGAGACTGTCAATTCGCTCCTGCAGGTGCTGCTTTGGAACGTAGGGCGCTGTCTCACTCTCCCTGTCGAAGAGGTTTCTCTTGGGTCCAGCCTGAACGAACCCTCCTGAGGTACTCATGGGCAGGAGGTTGACAAAAGGATTACCGTTCTCCCCGTTGATGGCAGTCTGCTGATCAACAGGACGCACCTCAGTGAGCCACCCCTCCTTGTTCAAAAGGTCAGCTACGAAAGCCTGGGCTGCGTTCGCCACCTCATCGTCACTGAAGTGCGAGTTCGGCTGGAGGAGCTGATTCAGGTTAATCGTCCAGGGGTCAACGTGAACATCGTCCCTCTAGACGGTCGACATGACTGGCGGTCCATAGCTAGTCTCCAAGGGAAGAACCTGGGTTAGAGCCTCGGCATGCTTGCTGGGGAAGACCCTGGACTTGGGCTTTGTACGACCGGGGTAGGAACCCACGAGCTCAGCACAACCGCCCTCCGTCCAGAGAAACTTATTCTTAGAAGAAAGAGTTTGAAGGGGACCAGAGGAAGCGTTTCCTGACGCGAAGTACCCATCACTCTCCTCAGGAGAGAAGAGAGGGGCTCTCTTGACAAGGTCCTTGCTGAGAACAATAGCCACACCGACTCCTCCAGTGTTGCCTGCACAGATCATAGAGTGAACGTACCAACCTCGGGAGGATTGGGCCAAAATAATGGACCCACAATCCCCCTTGGTGGTATTTCCTTTCTCTCGTGTGAAGAAGACAACTCGCCGGGTGGTGATAGACCTGTCCTCATGCTTGTAGCTCATCTCGTCCTTGTAGGAAAGAATCCTTCCAGGTTCCTGGTGGAAGGCGCCAGTGGCATCCCTCCACAGGATCCGAACGAGACCGAGGGCCTGGCTCGGCTCATCGGGAAGATAAGGATCCAAGTTCCTCCTAGGAACTGCGTAGCACGTTCGAACAATGACCAAATCGAAGCCTTCCACGAAAGTCAAATTCTCCCGTTTCACCTTAAAAGTG